TTGGCTTCCGTTCCTAATGTTAATGAGTATCGTTTTATTGTAACGGATGGTTATTGGTATCATTTCTGCCTTCCTACCATTGATAGTGCATTAGAGTGGACAAGCATTACTATTGATGATAGTAGTTTTTGGCTGGATAATAAAGTGAGTGCTATGTTTTTGGATATTAAAGCACTAGACAGCATGAAACAAGCAGCACTATTTGGAAGCATCATGGGTGCGATACTGATATGGAACTACCTATTTTAAGGAGGAATAAGATATGATTATACATGGAAAAGAAGTAAAAGAAAAACTATTACAAGGAATTAATTTGGTTGCTGATACTGTATTGCCTACACTTGGGCCACAAGCAAAGACAGTAATTCTTCAAGGTAATCCACCTGTTATTATTAACGACGGTGTGACTATTACGAAGTATGTTTCACATGAAGACCCTTATGTTCAAATGGGTGTTCAAATGGTTCAAAACTTGGCAAGTAAAGCACAAGATAATTCCGGTGACGGAACAACAACTGCTTGTGTTATTGCAAGAGCATTGTGTGAACAAATCAATAACGCTGATGTTGCTAACCTTCACACTCTTTCTAAGGAATTGAAGGAAGCACAAGATATTGTTATTGAACATCTTGAAATGATGGCTTGTGATATTGGCGATGCTGATATTCTAAATGTTGCTACTATTGCGGCAAACAATGATAGTTATCTTGGTGGTCTAATTAGCACTGCTTTGGAAGGAGTTGGTCGTGATGGAATTATTACTGTTGAAGAGTCAAATAGCCATAGAACGAATATGGTTATTCGTAAAGGTTTGGAGATTGATGAAGGGTACTTAAGTCACCTAATGGCTAATGGTGAAGATGGGAAAACAACCTTCACTAATCCTCTAATCTTTACTTCTAATTTGGCTATGAAGAACTTTTCAGAAGTATTGCCAATGTTGGAAATGGCCGCAGTAGAAAAGCGACCAATGGTTCTATTCGTCAAAGGAATGGATGGTACTGCATTAAACAATATCATTATGAATATTCTACAAAAGACAATTGAAGTTGCTGTTGTCACCGCACCTAATTTTGGTGATGCTCAATTAGATGAACTTGGTGATATTGTTTCTATTGTTGGTGGTAGGCTCCATACAGATGAAAGTAAAGACGACCCCGAATTGGTGACTCTTGATGAACTTGGTAGTTGTGAGAAGATTATCATTACAAAGGAATCTACTACTATTATTGGAGGTAAATCTGCCGATGAACGAATCAATACTCTTAAGTCAGTATTTGATACAATTGATGATGATTTCGATAAGAAGCGTTTGAAGAAGCGCATCTCTCGGTTGAGTGGAGGTATTGCTACAATTCAAATTGGTGCATCTTCATCTCTTGAAATGCGTGAAAAGAAAGAACGATTAGATGATGCTCTAAATGCAACTAAGGCCGCTCTTGCTGAAGGTATTATTGTTGGTGGTGGATATGGTTTGCTAAATGCTAGAAAGAACCTAGCAATTGAAAAGACCGGACATAAGATTGTTTATGACGCTTTATCTGAACCTGCAGTTGTTTTACTGCGAAATGGTGGTCATAGTGATGAACCTTTCCCTGTATTCCAAAATGGAAACCCGCACTATGGTTATAATGCTCTTACTGAAAAGTATGAAGATTTGTTTGAAGCAGGGGTTATTGACCCCGTAAAGGTGACTAAGGGAAGTTTTAATGCGGCTATGTCAATTGCATCATTATTCTTGACTACTGAAGTTGCTGTGTTATTGGAGGAATAAATATGATTAAGTGTCCAAAGTGCGGTGAAGAAACAAATGCCCACTACATAAAAAATCATGGTATGTGTGTTGATTGTCTTTATGATTTAAAAGTGAGGCGATAAAATGAAAAAGAGAGCAGTGACAGTGACATTACCAGCACCACATAATGCTGAAATACCCTGCCCTATTTGTGAAGGAAACAAATGTAAGGTTTGTGGAATGAAAGGTAAGTTATCAATCAAAGTTGCACCGAAGATACCCATTCAACGAGCGCACATTATTAAATATGTTGTTGATAATATCCATGAAGTAGCAAATGAAATCACGAAGACCTATGGATTAGTTCCAGAAATGAATACTATTGAAGTAGTTAATGTTAATGATGGTCAGTATGAAGTAGTTCAAGTATCAAGCATTGGTGGTTCCTGTTGGATTGTTAATCGGCTAGATGAATTAGATACACCGAGATACTTCACTTCAAGAAAAGAATTGGATAAATTCAAACAGGGGTGGTTCAATGAGTGATGATTTTGAAACTAAAGGAACAATAGCAAGAAACTCAACAGATGAGATTCTTGTTAAAACAGGCGAGTATTACAATATCAAAGTCTTGGATATTCGTTGGCACTCAAACAATAAGCCAACAAGAAAAGGTATTCGTTTGAATATGGAAGAAGCAAAAATATTATTGAATATATTAAAGAGGGTTTTAGATGAGTGATTATCAAGAAAAAAGAATTGCGGAAGCACAAGCGAGAAAGTCTTTAAAGAAGGCAAATCCAAGAAGACAACATGGAAGTTCAAATGGTAATTCTGTTGCAAGATTCCAATACAAAGCAAGCGCATTAGTTGATAGGTTTGCATTATTTATTGAAGAACAAATGCTACAAGAACCAAATACAGGACAAGGATGCCGTGTTCAAACATATCATGTTGAAATGGCTTACTCAAAGTTTGAGAACTTAATTGATAAGTTTATGGAAGAAGAGAGAAACAGAATGTCCACTGTTAAGGCAGAACTAAAAAGAGCAAGTGGTGAAGAAGAATGAATTATGAAAAACATTGGCAAACAGATAAGTCTATGAATGTATGGGCTAAAGGAATTAGAAAGAAACTAGAAGGCCGATGGCTGGATGCTTTTAATCAGCAATTCGCAACAATGAGTAAAGCCAATCAATATACTAAGGCTACTTATGTAATGTATTGGGAAATTCAAACAGATGATGAGTTATCCAAGTATGCTATCTTTACCACTCAAGCAACACTACTAACCATGACTGATAAGTTCTTGGCAATTAATAAGACCCAAGAAGCAAATACTGTTCACATGATGAATGTAAATTTTGCTAGATTAATAGGTGGTCTTGATGAAGAAGAATGATTGGACATACTTAGCAAATGCTATGTGGTCTTATTCAGAAAAGAACGAAGGAAAGATAAGCAACCTTCTAAAAGAATTAATTATAAAAATAAACAAAGGAGAAGTGATTATAGATGACGATGACAAAAATGGCGAGATTAATGGAAGCGACAGAATTATTGACACCAACACGACAAGTAATAGTAATTTCGAAGGAACTGGAGAATTTTGAAGACAAGGCAACTTTCTTTGCTATTCTTTCACAGGAATACGAATCAAACAATATTGGTTTGGCAAAGGCGAAGAAATGGCTTACTAAGATGTATAACTGTTTTGATGATGAGATTGAACAAGAATACAACGCCCATGATGATTTGGGAGATGCTATTTATTATCTCGACCCATCGGCGGTGACACAAACAGAACACAGTCTTGCTACATTTTACAGAATCATTTCATTAGATTGTGGTGGGGTTGATTCGGAAGCATATAGAACAATTGATGCTTTCTTAGCAGACTTATCTGCTTTAGAAGCAAAATGGTTTATTCGTCATTGGTTAAAGACAACGAGGAATGGTTTGCGAGATGGAGTAGTAAAGAAGATTATTGCAAAGCATTTCAATAAAAAACTTGGTGTAGTTAAGAAGCACTGTAACTTCAATTCAATTAGAGATGTTGTTTCTTATTATGAGCGAGAAGAAATTCCACCTTGTAATTTAACACATGGTAAGTTCATTAAACCAATGCTTGCGAAAGAAGTACCTATGGCTAAGTGGCCGACAAATAGAATTGTTGATTACAAGTATGATGGTAATAGGTATCAAATCCATAAGAATGGAAATGATGTGATTATTTTTAATCGAAAGGGTAAAATAGTCACACCTCAATTTGCTGATGTTGCAGAACTGGTAAGTAAATATGAGGTTATGCAGGTGATTTTAGACGGTGAAATTTATCCAGTCAAAGACGACGGAACGCCCGATGAGCATAAGAAAATGGGTACGAGAGTGCATTCTAAGGACCATACGGAGGCCATGAATAGAGTGCCGGTACGGTGGGTTATCTTCGACTGTTTGAAGTGGGGAGAGCGCACGATTATGGACTTATCTTATTCTGACAGATTAGAGATTTTTAAATCAAATCCAGACCAAGCGCACCGAATGGATAAAGATGGAGATGTAATGGCTTTTTATCATCAAGCAATTAATGATGGCTTTGAAGGTATTATTGTCAAAGATGCATCTATGCCTTATGAAGCAGGTAAAAGAAGTACGGGTTGGGCTAAATACAAACCCCCACAAATTGAATTAGATGTGGTTATTCTTGCGGCTTCTTATGGTGAAGGTCGTAGGTCAAATGTATTCGGTACATTTGAAATCGGCGTAAAGTCCGACAATGGCTTTACTAACATTGGTTCTATTGGTACTGGCTTTTCAGATTTAGATTTAATTCGCTTGACAGGACAATTGAGAAAGATTGTCGAGAACTTCTCGAACGGAAGATACGAGTTCTTACCAAGAATTGTTTTAGAAGTTAAGGCTGATTTAGTTAGCACCGATGCAAAGGGTAATATTGGTTTGCGATTCCCTCGGATGAATAGAATCCGTGACGATAAGTTCGTAGCAGACATAAACACGATTGAAGATGTGGAGAGATTAATATGATAGAAGTAGGAAAATTAACAGTAATTGATTTTAAGACATATTCTTGTGTTAAGATTGATTCACAAGGATATGCACATTTGAAAGATATTACCACTACTCAAGGAAGACCAACTAAAATGCTGGCTAAGAGGGTTCCTTATTTTAAGGATGGAGAGTTTATTACACCCGAACCTGAACCTGTTGAAAAATACAAGATGAATACTACTTTCAGCCTTCGTAAGATTGCTAACAGTGAAACTGATTTATCAATCAGTCATGGTGCAATCCGACTATTGAAAGAATGGGCAGATACAGCAATAAGAAATATGGTTGCTAATGCTGAAAGGAATGCCATAATTCGTGGCAAAGAAACTATTGAAGCGGCGCATTTCTTTTGGTTGGAAACTAATATGCAAGTTGATGGATATTGGCCGGACAACAATGAATACGCAAAGAAGGAGGAATAATTATGTTTAGTAAAGATATGTTAATTGGAATAATGTTAGGACTGTCAAAAGTTGAAATTCATTTAGATAGAAGTGATAAGTCACAAATTGGCTATCGAGTCAGGCTAAGAGTTAATCTTAGAGCAACAGAAGCATTTCTAAAAGCAGTTGAAAGGGCTTTACTTCAACACCAAATAACAACAACTTATCGTGATAAAGAACATAGTAGTCGCCTTAAACCAATTCTTAGGATTGGTGGTATTAAGAACTTGTATAGACTTTGTGAACTTATTCCAGATAATCTACCGGATGCAAAGAAAGAATGGCTTGTATTTAGAGAAGCAGTTGACATTGTTGCTAATGACAGACACCTTCAATTAGAAGGACTTGAAAGACTCTTTGAACTCAAAGGTGTTGAGTAATGGGTTTTACAACAATGGAAACAAAAAGGCCGTTTCTTTTAACTGGAAAAACTGGAACAGGTAAATCCTTTAAGGCAAGGGAACTATTACCTAATGCTCCAATTTTCTATGCAAATGAAATGGGAATCAAAGATTTGGGTTCAATGTCAAAAGATGATGGAATAATCATAGAAGATATTCATCTTAAACCTAAGAAGGATGAAATTTTAAATGTCCTTAGAAAGTATAGAGGACAAGTTATTATTACTTCTATCAACGAAAAAAGCGTACCTAAAGACATTAAGGCTATGTGCCAAATAAAGAGAGCAGGTTCTAACAAATACTTGTTAGAGAACATTATGGAAATGGCCCCTCGTTCTTTAGAACCACTATCAATTGAACAAGATACTTACAGTTTAGTGTCAATGTATCTTAGAGAAACTGATAGAGATTTGATAGCAAAGATACTGAAACACAACAAACCAGCAGATACTCAAATACTTTCTTGGTTGGTAGAAAACCTACACCCAAATAAGATATTGTTCGTTGATGGAGTTGTTAAGCGAAGATGGTCACAGAATTACTTTTATGAAATGTTGGCATATGCACATGCTGGAAAACAATTTGGTCAAGTTAAAATGCCTAAGCGTGGAAAGTATTCACAGAAGCCAAAACTTATTAAAAGGGTAGGAATAAAAACCGGAGAAGAACGCCTACTTCGACAGTATTTAAAAGACGAAGAATTTGTCGAATATGCTAAGACAAAACTGAATAACGGAGAATGCCGTATTCTTGGTCTTGGTGAGAAAAGGCGAAGAAAGAAGACTGACCCTGTTAAGGTTCAGCAAAAAACACTGGGGGATTACCTATGAAGAATAAAAAGAATAAAGAAAGAATTAAAAAACTAATGAATGAATATGCAAAACCTATGACCACTTCTGAAATACTAACCTTGTTGAAGGAATCTCCTTCCATTTCGGGAAGAAGGCGTAGTGGTAAGGTAAAATACAAAAGAAACACAAGGTGGGATGTTCCAACAACAACACAACTAGGAATGATTATGCGCCCAATTGCAGAAAAACATGGCTTTTGTGAAGAAACAAGACAAACAATATGGAAATTAAAGGAGGAATATGAAAATGTTATGGACAGAAAAATACCGGCCCAATAAGATTGGTGAAATTGTAGGACAAGAACACTTTGTAATGGATGCAACTACTTGGATTGAAGAAGGAAATATGCCAAATGTTCTATTTTTTGGTAATGCTGGTACAGGTAAAACAGCCGCAGGTATCGCTTTAGCAAAAGGTATTCTTGGTGATAGTTTCAAAGATAACTTTGTTGAAGTAAATGCTTCGGATGATAGGAGACTTGAAGTTGTTAGAACTACAATCAAGACTATTGCTCAAAGTGGCACAATTGGCGATGCACCATTTAGAATTATCCTGCTGGATGAATTAGGCGGCATGACAATTGATGCTCAAAGTGCATTGAAACGAATGGCAGAAAGATACGCTAATAATGTTCGTTTCATTATTACTTGTAATGATAGAAGCAAGATTATTCATCCACTTCAAAGTCGGTGCGCTAACTATCATTTTAAGCCACTGAACAATGAAGTAATTTTAGAAGTAATCAAATCAATACTTCAAAAAGAGCAAGTAAATGTCTTTGCTGATGATGAATTGGCAACCTTCATATACGAGGTGGATGGTGACTTACGCAGGGCGATTACCGAGATACAGGCGGCTAAGTCTTCCGGTTTCTCATTATCGAAACAAATAGAATCATCTCACAAAGAATACAATGAAATACTAATTGAAATACTTAATAAAAATCCAAACAAAGCATTAACAGACCTACATAAACTTGTTTATGAGGGTCGTAGCGTAAAACAAATCTGTTTAGGTTTGCACAATGCTATTATTGCTTCGGCTGGCTTGGATAACACAACCAAGTATAAACTGTTAAGAACAGTAGGGGAAAGCGAATACCGTTCGACTACCATGACCCCTAAAGTGTTAATATCATGGATGGTTGGACAACTAATATAAAAAAGGAAGTGAAAATATGTTAAGCGAAAAAATGCAAAACGAATTGGAAAAGAGCGCACAATACCTGAGTATGACGGTAGAGGAAGCAACAGCGAAATATACGGAGATTTGTTCCGAAAACAATGTTGAACTGAATGACGATTTAGGAATCGGTCTTTGGCGAAACTTTGCGGCACAAGCAAAGCGTAGAGAAAAGCAAGGCGAAACAGCAAGCAGTGGAAGCAATTCTTTAGTTAAGAAGTGCTTTGGTTTCTTTATTGCTTTAGAAGCACCAAGAGATATGATGAGTTGGAATCGTAATCGAGCAAAAGAAGAATACAACCGTGATTCGGATAATGCTTTGAATGAGGGCCATGTAGCAATTGCTACTCAAAATGCTTTGGGTAAGTGGATGATTAGCCGTTATCATAATGGTGAATATCAAGAACGAATGGTTTCCGATTTGCCAACAGGTGCGGAAGAAATGCCAGATGGTGTAATGGTTATTCCTTTGGATAATACTAAAGCATACATGAATGGTGGAGAAAACCGTAATTATGGTAAGCCTTTGCCTTTGGAACAAATGCGACGAAGTGGTGTTTTCTATGGAAGTGTTGATGGTGCTGATATGAAGCCTTATCAATTTTCTTACAAGAATCAAGGTGGAGTAGAATTTATTCCCGATTGCTATGACTTTGTTCACTTTGTTGGTATTCCTTCAGAAGATGGAAACAGTCTTTATGGAATGACTATGACAACAAAGAACAGCCTTATCCGTAATGCTGATTTAGACCCAGAAAACTCAGACTATCGAGATATGGGTGATGTTGATTGGGTTAGTATTCTTAATGAAAACTTTGAAAGTCATATGGTTGAATTGGTTGAAATTGACCGAGCGCATATTACTCGACAAACTCTACCTGCAAAGGATAGGTTTGTAATTACAAGTGGTACTGTTTGTAATATGAATATGATGCCTACTTCAAACGGCAATCGTATTCTAAACATTACTGATTTGAATGCTGAATTTGATTATGATAATGAGTCAAATATGACTACTTGTTGGATTCCCGAACATCTAAATATTGACTTCGGTATTGGTTCAACTATTGTTGTAATTGGTCGAACTTCTCAACGATTGGTTGATGGCGTTGCTGACCCAGTGACTATCAATGTTTCTTCGGTTCTTGTGACTGAAAAGCGTGGTTCTCCCGTTGAAGTGGATGCCCCTGTTGAAGAATCATTTGATTGGTTCTGAAAGTAAAATACTTTGTGCGTGTGTAATCTAATTCCAATGAATGTAGGTCGAATGGGTGCGAAGCCCATCCTAAAAGGAGGAAAAAAAATGAATGATATAATTGAAAATAAGTTCATTCTAAAAGGAGAAAGTTATATTGCAGATTTGCAAAAGGTTGATTTTCTCACTTGGAATGAGAACGATAAGATAGCAGAAACTTATTTTGTTAAGTTCCACATTGGAACAAAAGAAACGAGGTTTGTCTGTTCATCAAAGAAAGAATTACTCGGCATCATTAAAGCATGGTGTCAAGCAAATGGTAAAAATGTAGATATAAATGAAAATGATATAGGTGATTGGCTTGCTAGGGACTAAGAAAGAAAAAACGAATTTTAAAGAATTGATGGCTCAAAAAAGAGCGCAACGAAAAGCACGAATGGTATTAGGTATTTGGGGAGAACCCAAGACCGGAAAAACCGGAATTGCATTGGACTTCCCCGATAAGAATATTTATGTTCTTGATTGGGATAGAGGTGTTGAATCAACTTGGTTTGAACACCATGATGCAACAGAACGAATCAATGTATATTGTCCTATTGTAATGCGAAAGGATAACATTATGGATATTGACAAGAGCGAACAAAACTCTCTTGACTTCATTAACTTTGCTAAAGAACAAATGGAAGCAGGTGAAGACATTGTATTCGTTATGGATGGTGTTGATACTTGGCTTGATAGTTGTATTCTAAAGGTTAATCCTAACCCAAGAGTTGTGACAAAGATTATGCCGTTTCAGTATGGTAATAGAAACAAGACTTTCTATTTCCTATTGGAAGCAATTTACCAATTGAATTGTGATGTAATTTACATTACTCACGAAACAGAAAAGTATGTTGATAATACCCCTGTTGGTGTTCAACCTGCTTGGAAAGATTGGGGCGGAAAACTCGAACAAGAGATTTACTGCTCAAAGAAGAAGGTAAAGAACGAGTTGCATTTTACTGCTGAATTGATTGGTTCACGAACCAACGGTAATTTGGTAGGAAATAAATGGACTGTGCGAGAAGGAACTCCCCCTAATATTCAATGGAACGGTGTTCCTGAATTAAGGGAGGGTAAGATTTGAAATTCGTAGTAAATAACAAAAGCATGGAGAAAGCATTGACAGACATTCAAGGTAAAGGAAAGTATATCGGAAATGGTGGACTTGGTTCATCAAAGATGGGAACTTACTTTTACATGAGTCTTCAAGGCAATACTCTTGAAATTTGGAATGGTGATTTGACCTTTAGTATGAACATTACATTAGAGGTCGTTGGCATTACAAACGGTGCTTTTATTGGTGATGCTGGACTAATAATCCCATACCTCAAAAAGTTCGGAGATGATGTTAGTTTTGAGATTGGTGACTTTCTGAAACTTTCGTCGGGAAGTAAAGTTGCTTCTTTGCCTATGATTGTAAATCATCCAAACATGACGGCAATCACCCGCATTAGTGAAATGGTTAAGCACATTTCTTATGAAGAGGAATTAGATAAACTATGGTCTTTTGGTTCTTCTAAGTTTGAAGGGGCGTTTAAATTAAGTAGCGATGTTTTTGATGAAGCAATCAGTCTTTGTGAATTAGTTAAGAGTGGAGTATTCAAGTTGAACTTTGAAGAAGGTGAACTAACCTTCTCAAGCACAGCAAATGTTTCTAACAAATATGAAGAGAAGATTGAAGTGGAATCACATATCGGTGAAGCGGCGACATTAGAATACTCCGGCCCATTACACAGATTCTTTGAGAAAGGACAAGAACTTAACTTTTATGTTAAAGATGAGTTCCCTTTGCTCATTGTAGCCAACGACAGAAAAATATTGAAAGCACCATATACTGGTGGTAATTAAAATGATAATTAGTAAATGCATAGATGAAAAACACATATACACAGCATGGAGAGAAAACGGAGAACGCAAATTCAAACTGGAAGCATTTGAACCATACTTCTTTATTGAAGATGATGAATTTGAATTTAATCAGTATTCCGCAAGTAGGCATATAAAGCGACCATTCAAATATGAAAAGGGCGATTGGGTTTCTTTGAAAGGGAAACCATTGAAGAAAGTTATTGTTGAACAAGCCAATGATATTTACAAGGCTCGTAAAATGTTTGGTAAAACTTACGAAGCAGATGTACCTTTTGGTTTTAGATATGCTATTGATAAGTTAGACGAACTACCCGAATTTAAACTGCGAAAGTGGTATTGGGATATGGAATGGCAACAAGGTGGAGAACACCATGATGAAATTACTGTCATAGTTGTTTATGATAATTATGATAAAAAATATTATCAATGGGTATGGTTTCCTAAAGGATTAGAACCTAATATTACTGACCATCAGGTTTCGGGTAAAACTATACATGAGTTTCAAACTAAGTGGTTTAATACTGAAAAAGAAATGATTGAATCATTTATTCGAGTTATGGTAGACAAAGACCCAGATATGTTAATTGCATGGTTTGGCCTTAAATTCGATTTACCTAAACTACTTGAAAGGTGTTGTGCGTTGGGGATTAATCCCATGCTCATGTCACCAATTAACCGCATAGAAGGCGTAAAGAAGGCTGGTAATGGCTTTGTTTTCTCTAAGGGTGAAAGCGGGTTCTCTCCCATACAACAGCCGTTAGGGGGCCGCATAACCCTCAATTTAGACCTTGCTTTTGAGCGTCAGTGGAATGATTCACAAAGAGGAACATTACCCTCAATGAGTCTTGAATATGTTTCACAGACTTTATTCGGTGAAGGTAAATCAAAAGAAACTAAGTTTGAAGACCCGAATGAATTTTATCGCAGGGGTTGGCTTGAAGACACAGAAGCGTATTTGAAATATGCTTTGATAGATGTTGAATTGCTTGTAAGAATAGATGAAACAAACTTTTGTAGTGAGGCTATTATTGCATTACAAAGATTACTTAAAGCACCCTTTGAAGCGTGTTTTTATGCAAGTCATATGGGTTCTATTTACTTTATGCGTCATGCAGATTGGATTTGTAAGACTGGAAGTAAAGTGGATAAAAGAGAAGAATACGAAGGTGCTATGATTTACGACCCGCTTAGTGAAGGAACAAACGGACTACATCTTAAAGTAGCCGCTTTTGATTTTGCTGGATTGTACCCATCAATGATGATTGCTCGCAATATTTCATGGGAAACTAAAAGTGAAGAACCTACTGAATTTGGTTGTGATATTGCTACACCAAGAGACTTTAGCGAAGCGACAAGAACTCATATGCTTTACTACAAAACAGATAAATTAGGCTTGTTGCCAAGAGCAGTTCTTGAATTGAAAGAGTTGCGAAATGAATATAAGCGACTTATGCGAGATGCAAGGGAAGCCGGAGATGATTTAGAAGCAGTTAAGTGGCATAACAATCAAATGGCTGTAAAGCGTTTAATGGCATCTTTTTATGGCATTGTTGCCTTTCAAGGATTTGGTTGGGCTGATGTTAATTTGGCCGCAAGCATTACAGCAAGCGCAAGAGAAGCAATTAGATTAGCGGCATTCAAAGCAAAGGAGATGAAAATATGAAATGTATAAAACCAATAAAACATAACCCTCAATTTGAGGCGAGGATTCACTGTAAATTGTGTGAAGCCGAAAGAATAATAAAAGAAATAACAGGTGAAGAAGAATGAAATTAATTGAAAGATGGATATTAGAAGCGATGGCAAATTTCAAAGGAGAATTTACTCTCGATGAAATTAGAGGTGCTATTGTTGCCAAGAAAGGAAATAGCCTATATATTGGAAACCGAACGCAGTTTGCACACTATTGTAAAAGACATGCTAGAAGGGTTTCCGATGGAACTTACAGGAGGAAATAAAATGACAAGATTAAACAGTAATATGAAAAGGTGGATTGAACAAGCAATTGTTAATGAGCCGGAGCCATTTACGGCAAAGGTAATCCACCAAAAGGTAATAGACATGAGAAAAAAGAACAC